AGCAAGCTACTGTATCGTACAGTGCAGGTAATCAATGGGTTCAAATGTCTTGGGCTAATACTAACAACGCTTCTGCCGTATACCTTAACGGTCAAAGCTATGGTTTAGATATGTACTTTTCTGAGGCTGATATACTTACGGCAGGTAGTGAGTCTGAGTTTTATTTAAGCTCTCCATTAGCCATGCAAAATCATAACTGCTATATGTACGGTGAATGTGAATGAGTTTAGCTGATGCAGAACTAACAATAGGTGGAGTAAAGCTAAAAGGAATTTACATAGCTATTGTATTTTCTTTAGCTACTACAATAGGCGGTGGTGTATGGACAGCCTCTAGTTTGTATTCAAGATTAGAAGTTGTTGAAAGCAGAAACATTCCTACTGTAACTCCACTAGAAGAAAGAATTACACTAATAGAACAGGAGCTAGAAGCTAACGATGTTTCTAAACTACAGGGTAAACTTGCAGAGCTAGGAGTCAATTTAAAAACAATAGCAACACAGCAAGAAAAACTACTAGCTATTGGTGACAAAGTAAACGAATTAGAAAAAGATATAGAGGGTATGAAAGCTACAGTAGCTAAGGCAGAAGTGCTAGCGTCTGATGCAACTAAGCTAGATACAAAACTTAAAAACATAAATAGGGAAATACAGGAACTGTGGGACGGTATGGACTATCTTGCAAATCCTTTAAAGTGAGGATACTATGATAAACTTAATTCTTTGGTAGGTCCAGTTTCAGGACTGTTAGATAAATTTATAGAGGACAAAGACAAAAAGAATGCGATTGCTTTTGAACTATCGACAATGGCTGAAAGACACGCACAGGAGCTTGCGAAAGCGCAACTTGAAGTTAATAAGACAGAGGCGGCACATAAGAGCTTATTTGTGTCGGGTTGGCGACCTGCTGTTGGTTGGACTTGTTGTATTGGACTTGCGAGTCAGTACATTCTTATCCCGATGGCAAATTTTTCGCTTGCTCTTGCCGATTCTACCATTGAAATCCCTGTTTTAGATGTATCAACTATGATGCCTGTGTTAATGGGTATGCTAGGTTTAGGTGCAATGAGAACTGTAGAAAAAACTAAAGGCGTTAGCCGAAACAAATAACTAAAGGAAACTATCATGCCCAGAAAAACAGCTAAAAAACCAACAACTAAAAAAGCAGCAGCTAGAAAAACAGCGCCTAAAAGAAAGGCTTATCAAACTGGCGGTGCTGCAAAACCACAACCACCACAATTTCCGGCAGGCTTTCGTCTTCCTCCTAGAAACGTACCTCAACGACCTACAAGTCAGGACCAGTATCTAGCACAAAGACAGCGAGAACTTCAAGCGCAAAGAGATAGAATGTCAGAAGCAGCTAGAAGAAACGCAGCTATGATGGAAGTAGGTAATCGTCAACGTGCTGCAGCTGATAGAGCTAGACAACAACGTGGAAGCACTCCTGCAAGACCAAGAGTTCCTACTGCACAGCAACGAGCCGACTATCAAAGAATGCTGTCAGAAATAAACCGAGGTCGTGCTAATTCTGTTCCTGCAACACCAAGACCTGCTCCTCAGACTAGACCTCCTAGCACATCTATAAATGTTGGTGGTGGTAGAGCACTTCCTGCAATTCGTCCACCTAGTTATCGTCCTCCTGAAAGACCTGTTTCTGCTCAACCAAGAACAAGACCTGCTCCTTCGAGAAATATAACCCTTACTCCTGCAGAATTAGCTAGGGCAAATATTAGGGCACAACAAAAACGACAAACTCAAGCTAGAAACATGGCAAATTTAAGCCCTGCACAAAGAAATTTATTAACTCAGGCTCAATCAGGAGTTGTAAAAAGAGGTGGGGATAGCACACAAGCAATAGCTGATATGACAAATAAATATGGAAAAACTAATAGAGCTATGCAAACAGAAAGAGCTCTGGCTGACCGTCAAAGAATCCAACAACGTCAAAGAATCCAACAACAGATAGCTCAACTTCAAGCAAGGCTACGACAGCTCGGAGGCTAGTATGGCAGCTAAAAAGAAATCGACAGTAAATAAAGCAGGGAACTACACTAAACCTACTATGAGAAAGAACCTGTTTAATAAAATTAAGTCAGGTTCTAAAGGCGGTAAGTCAGGTCAGTGGTCAGCAAGGAAAGCACAGATGCTTGCTAAACAATATAAATCAAAAGGTGGAGGTTACAAATGAAAGTTAAAGCACCTAGCGGTCATCATTGGATGAAACAAAAAAATGGTTCATTTAAACTTATGAAGCACAAAGGAAAGTTTGTTAAGCATAAGGGAGCAAGCTTAGAAGCTAACTTCCCAGTACAGAAGGTACATAAATAATGGCACTTAAAAAACCACAGAAGTCTTTAAAGAAATGGACTAAGCAGAAATGGAGAACACCTAGTGGTAAGAAATCTTCTGAGACTGGTGAAGTCTATGCGCCTTCTAAGACTATAAGCAAACTTAAAGGGACAGCTGCAGGACGTAAGAAACTTGCAGCAGCTAACAAAAAGAAACGTGAGGCTACTGCAAAAGGAAAGCAACACGCAAAGCATGGGCTACATAAAGGTAAGAAACGATGAGAGAAGATTATAAGAAAGGCGGTAAAGCTAAAGACTCAAGACTAAAGAGAGCAGGTGTATCAGGCTTTAACAAACCTAAACGCACACCTAACCATCCTAAGAAGTCTCACATAGTTGTAGCAAAAGAAGGCGATAAGATTAAAACAATTCGCTTTGGGCAGAAGGGAGCTAAGACAGCAGGCAAACCTAAAGCAGGTGAGTCAGCTAAGATGAAAGCCAAACGTAAAAGCTTTAAAGCCAGACACGGCAAGAACATCAAGAAAGGTAAGATGTCTGCCGCATACTGGGCTGATAAAGTTAAGTGGTAGGGTTCTTGAAAACATCTAGTTCAGCTTCTAAGAACTTATGCATGTTTTCTAATTTAGGTTTCGCATCCCTTATAATCTTGCGAATTAGTATCAAGTCATCTCCCTTGAATACCGTGTGAAGTTTATCTTCGGGGAGTCCTCCAATTTCTGTGAGGATTGCCCCCGAATGATTAACTATAATTCTAAAGGACAGAAGATTCGCTTCTTGTTCTTTAGGTAATTTCACACGCTCCTCCCACACAAGCTAGTTCTTGAGAGCCTGTAGTATTGTCTTCTTGTTCAAAGTAAACTAAGTCATTCCAGTTTACATTACTCGGCATAGATGCTAAGACTTCATCATACTTCTCAGCAGTTATGTCTTCATAAGGAGCTTGCTGATAAACATGGTCACTTACAGGCAACAAACTAATACCCGAACAAATATCAAAGTTATCCCATATCCACTGTGCTACTTGCAGATATTCATCATCCGTATAATACACAGTAATGCTTGGCTTATGCTCACACCAGAAGTTCTGATAAGTCTTCCATAGCTTGAGCTGCTCCATAGCTCCTACTTCTTTTACTACTACACTAGACTCAGGTGCTTTAACTGGGAAGCTATACACCACAGAAGACTCTGACATTACGTCTTGTTCTACTGGGAATCCTGCTGCTTCCATAAAGACTGCAAGCGGGTCTTTCTTGTCTGAACGTACTCTGCGAATATAGTGTTTAGAAAAACGGGGGTGAATGCCAGAAGCAGAATCGACAAGTTGAGACACAGTGCCACTAGGCTTAACGCAAGTAATAGCCGCAGACTGTTCAATACCAAGCTTCTTAGCCCATTTCTCATTAGTTTTAATAGCCACATCTCTTAGGTTCTCCAAAGTCTTTTCTAGTTTTTCTTGGTCTTCTTGACCAGATAATAATTTATTATCCATAATTCCTGTCATACTTAAACCAAGCAATGCTTCTTCAGCTGTGTTCTTGTGCCATACGTTACGTAAGTATCTAAAGTCTGTAAGCGTAGCTTGTAGCGTACCAATAATAGCCGCTAGCTCTACTTTTTCTTTTAGAGTTTCTTCTGTATCGTCTTCACGAACTACAACCTCAGATAGATTACAGAACTGATTAGACCGTAGTATAATCTCAGAGCATGGGTTAGTACCAAAGTCCTGCTCAGAGTCTCTACGTCCATTACGAGCTGCGATATTCTGTGCAGCTACACGACTAAACAATCCTCGTTCACCTGCTCTGCTTTCGTATAGAGTCTTCATTTCGTTTATGAATGCTTCAAAGTCAGGCTTCTCTGTATACGCTACGCTGTTGTTTGCTAAACGTCTGTGACCATCTGCTTCCCACCATGCACCTGTCTTAGCCTTAGCCATACGAATGTCTGATAAGTTTGATAGACTTATAAGTGCTGAACGTCTAACGCCACCTACAACCACAATGTCTGCAACCTTGCATACAACATCGTGACACTCAATACTAGTTAGCTTACGACCTGCTGCTTTGTGGAATACTTCTACACAGAATCGGAATAAGTCTTCAAGAGGTGCTGAGCCTGATGCACGACCACCAAAGGTTTTAAGTCTAGCACCTGCAGGTCTTACTTTGTGCATATCCCACTTAGGTACTTTACCTGCATATAGCATAGCAATCAACTCACGGAATGCAGATGCCCAACCAATCTTGCTGTCAGCTACTACAATCGTTGTGTCTGTATCGTGAAAGGTTTCTGCAACTATAGGTAGCTTGTTGATAAAGTTACGCTCAACGCTGAAGCCTACACCAGTACCACACATAAGCACATACATTAGCTCATCAAATGCTCTAGGCGAATCAATAGCTAAGTAACTGCAGTTGAATCCTGCTACGTTATCTTTGTCTAGTGCTTCACCTGCTGTCATCATACAGCGCATAGACGGCATAACCTTTTGGCTGTGTATGCCATCATACAAACGAGCGGCTGTTTTTTTATCTATCTGCTTTCGATTAACCCAAAAGTTTACATACCTTTGTACAGTCTCTTCCCAAGTCTCTCGTCTGCCCTCATCAGAGAGCCAACGAGCGTACCGTGACTTGTGTATAAACTGTTGGTATTTATCCATCTAAGTCTCCAAATGTTATTGCTGTCCATACTTCTTTGTAGAAGTTTACAAACTCTTTGCGGTTATTCCACAGTATCATTACAGGCACATACACTGGAGAGATTACAAACAATCCCAATGCTTTTAGTGCTAGCTTTTGTTTCTCTGTAAGTGTTACACTCCAATCTTTACTCATCGTCTATTTCCTCCCAGACATTTCCAATAGTTATATTAAGCAAGGGCAGTAGTATTACTGTCCCACAAAAAGGCATTACATCGTGTTCGCCATTTCTGACCGTCCACACAGGACGACTATCGGCAAATTCAATATCAAACCCTACTCCGTTTCTAAACTCAATCGTCCATAATCTGTTCCAAAACTGGTACGTCATATTCTTTCCTCGTTTGTTTTTTTCTTGCAGTCTTAGCTTTGCTAGACCTCGTGTACTTCTTAAACTTTTTCTTTCGAGCAAACTGATTCCTGCGCTCTTCTTTCCTATCCATTACCACCAACCTAAGTTCTTAGAATTATTTAATATAATCATAAAACAAGTAACGATATGTACAAGCCACCAGAATGTTCGGATAACCGCAACAGTATCTGCTTGCTTGTTTGTCTCTCCAACTTTTTCTCCAAGAGACTTAGCCCATATACGCCACCACTTCTTACGCTTCATGTGACTTAATTAGTTTATCTAAATACCACCTTGCTTTCTTTAAGTCTTCTAAAGCTTTACCCTTGTAAGACATGCGCCATATATATTTCTGGCAGTTGCCTTTGAGATAACCTTGAAACTGGTCAAGACTCATAGACTCTTCAATAGCTTCAATGCACTCTACTTTACCTGTGTTATAGTGGGCAGGGTTATTAACTGGGTCATCGTCCCAACAATCAGCAAAGTCTTCTGAGTCAGCAGTCACCTCTGGGTCTGTACCTCTAGTGCTATCGTAAACCCAATGCGAGTTTAAGTCACGCATGTACTCTTCAAATGTAGGTTCTCGTTTCATTCAAATGTCTCTCTCTTTTTTTTGTTAATCCAATTATCGGGTATGCTATCCTCACTAAACCATCTAAAGTTATTTGCCTCAGCCCACTCAGCGTGAGAGCGTTTAGTTCCATCCTTTCTGACCTTAGCCTGTGGCATCGGGGCATTAGGATTAGCAAACAGGAAAACCAGTTCGATGTCATCTGGCAGTGCTTTGGCTATCCATACGTACTTACTGTACTCAGCACTATCCCAGAACCGTCCTTTGGCTTCTAGTAATATCTTCTTACCTTTGATAACTCTTACAAAATCGGGTTCGTATTTATGCTCCACAGTATACTCTACCTTATCAACGTGATGCTCCCATCCGTCTAAAATGCCTGAGTGAAGTTGATACTCCCAATTAGAGTCGTAGCCCTTAACCAAATCCTTTTCAACTGGGCGTTTAACTCTTGCTTTCCTGTAGCCTTTCCTTATTTTAGCCATCCGTGCTATCCCTTACGTTGCTGTATCTTCCAGTTGACATCAGCTAGTGTAAAGTCTTCTACCTGCTTGTCGGGAAAAATACGCATTAGTTGTTTTAGTTTTTTAATAACGTGACGCATTCCAAACACGCTACAGTATTTAGTTCCCATACCCCAAACGTGGGTCTGTGTTGGAAGCATCTGAGCCAAATTAGTTTTATTTACTTTGTTAGCTTCGTCATCCGACAACAGCGACTTAACCCACGCTAGTTGTATGTCTTCAGCGTGTTTCCGTATACGCTTACTTAGTCTTCTATTCATAGTACCTCTTCTACTTTGGGTTCTGCTACGACTTCTGTGAGGTACGCATACCCTGTAGAGTATTTAAAAGTCCTCAGACCTGCACCATCGTTAGCATCCTTGTGACATTCGTGCTTATACTTACAGTACGAACAACCTTTAGGTAATCTCATATTACCTTTTTTACCATCAGGCACAGGAGTATAACATAGTTCTGGAGGTTTGTCAAGCTTTAAATTATCACGCAGCGTATTTATTGTAGTCTCTATATTAGGCTTATCTAAGTCATCAGGCTCGAACATACACAGCTCACCGTTCTCCTTGTTGATAACCAAGAATGCACCACCGTCTGTGCCCTCTGCTTTCTCGTAACCTGCAAGCTGTCCGAGATAACCGAATGGGTCATCCGAATTTAACGTGCCGTTCTTAAACTTCTGGAACGCAAACCTAGATGCAGACTTAACATCTACTACCTGACCGTTAATTTTACAGTCCATGTGACCTACAATGCCGTTTACTTCTACTTCTTTCTGCTCATCAGTCACTTTATGTCCTGCCATACGTACAAGCATAAGTACAATCTCTTCTAAGATATGACCATACAAGAACTTAATCTGAGTAGGACCATCTACATCTCCTTTAGTATCTTCGTCACGCTTCTCAAACCACAACTGTCGCTGAGGTTTACCTACGTTAGACATACGAAGTGTGAAGTCAGTATCTCGTTTACGAGGTGTAGCCCAATGCATGATAGCTTCTTTCATAGATGCCATAGTTTCATCAAGCGCCTCCTCCGTTATTGGAAGAGGCTTACCCTCAGATAGGTTTTCTAGTAGTTTATATACGTCAGGTACTACAGTATTAAGCGGCTTCTGGCTCATCTTCTATCTCCTTGAATGCTTTGATTACATCAGATGAAAACAGCTTCTGCAAGTTTAGCAGATACATCTGGCTTGCACGGTTGTCACCGCCTGATACAGTCTTAAAGCTATCTAGTTTCTTTACAATCTTCTTGAGTGTTTTAGTATTAAACACGAGTGTACAGTATTCGTCATCACCAATACATAGATTATGAAACCAGTAGTCCGACTCGGTTGCATCAATACCTGACGGCTTACCGTAAGACTTATACTCAATGCAGATGTTGCCTGTCTTCTGCCATAAGTCACGCTCAGACTTTACTTCTATCTTCTTGTTAGTGAGCATGTCAGCAATCTTATCTTCACGCACAACTCCATACTGCAAATCAATATCAAACTTCTTTCTGTCTTCTTTAGTGGGTTTCATGCCAACCGTCTCCGATGTTGTAGTCCCCATCAAGAGGACAGTTTAAGTTTAAGTTCTTACCTGCCTGTATTATAGCTTGTACACCTAGCTCTCCAACCTTTTCTGCTACTGATGGACGACACTCTATCTGCCATTCATCGTGTACATTAGCTACTATCCTAGCATCAATACGCTTGAGCCATAGATTGTGCTCAAGTATAACCAATGCTTCTTTCATAACTATAGCACCTGCACCTTGCAACAATGTGTTGAGAGCAGCGTGTTCACTTCGTACAAAGAGCTTACGTCCGTCCAGACCTTTTAGAAATCCTTTCTTGCTCTCTCTTTGAACTCGTTGGATAAGTTGTTTAAATGATGGTAGACTATCAAGAAATTGTCTTCGCAACTGTTTGCCAACTGCTTTACCTCGCTTAGCCACTGACCCAAGCTTTGCATCTCCTGCTCCGTATAAGAGGGCATAGATGAATGTCTTTGCCTGATTTCTTGATTCAAGTCCTGCAAGCTTTTGGTTAGTTGTGTGAATGTCTCCGTTGAGTATTTCATTTGTATAGTCCTCATCGTTCATGTAATGTGCTAGCATTCTTAGCTCTAATCCAGAAGCATCAATGCCAACCAGTTTGTTACCAGACTTAACAGTCCAACAAGCTCTACACTCTGCACCATAGGGTGAGTTAGTGCTAGGTACTTGTGCCGTG